AATAAGTCTAAATATAATCTTAAAGTAAGGTTTACCCTTTAATTTTTACTAAATATGTTTAAAATAATTAATTATGCGACTAGTAGATCTTAAGTTTAAACCAGGTGTTGACAAGCAAGATACTGCCTATTCTGCTGGTGATCAACGTAAATATGTTGATTCTGACTTTGTAAGATTTCACTATGGCAAACCAGAAAGATGGGGTGGCTGGGTTAATCTTCCAAATCCTAACGTAACTGTAGTAGGTGCTGTTAGAGACACACACTCTTGGATAGGCTTAGATGGCACAAGATATTTGGCTTTAGGCTCAGATAGAAAACTGTATATTTTTTCTGAGGGTAAAGTTTATGACATCACACCTATAAGGGTAACAGATAGTCTTACTAATCCTTTTGCTACATCAAGTGGTTCTTCCACCGTAACTGTAACTGATGCATCTCATGGCGCAGAAGTTGGAGCGTTTGTTACTTTTGACAACGGTTCAGCTACAAACGTGGTTGATGGTATAGATTTTAATGCTGAGTTTGAAATTTTAACAGTTCCATCAGCTAATACTTACACAATTAATGCAGGCACAAACGCATCTGGAACTACGGCTGCAGGTGGTGGATCAGTTGATGCTTCTTATCAAATTAACCCTGGCCCTACTTCATCCACTTATGGTTATGGATGGGGCACTGAAACATGGGGTGCGAGCACGTGGGATACACCAAGGTCTTCATCTAATGTTGTTGTAGAGGGTAGAAACTGGTCACTTGATAATTTTGGTGAGGATTTAATTGCAACAGTTTTAAATGGTGGCACGTTTATTTGGGATACATCAGGAGGTTTAGGTGCAAGAGCTACAGCTTTGTCCAATGCTCCTACTGCTTCTAGATTTAGCCTTGTTTCAACAGATACAAGACATTTATTGATATTTGGAACAGAAACGACAATAGGCAATACAGCTACACAAGATGATTTATTATTTAGATTTTCAGACAGAGAAGATGCAACAGATTACACTCCTGTTGCTACGAACGAAGCAGGATCTTTAAGAATAACTGATGGGTCTAGAATAGTTGGCGCTGTTAAATCTACAGGTCAGATACTGGTTTGGACGGACACATCATTACATGGTATTCAATTTGTTGGTACACCTTTTACGTTTGGTCTTAGACAGTTGGGTGCTAACGCAGGGTTAATAGCTCAACATGCAGCCATAGAAGTAAATGGTAAAGCATATTGGATGTCCGATGACGCATTCTATCTTTTTGATGGTGTTGTCAAAAAAATGCCATGTTCGGTGCAAGACTACGTCTTTGATGACATTAGTTACACAAACAAAAATGATATAGCTGTTGGCTTAAATACAGCTTTTAATGAAATAATTTGGTACTATCCATCTTCAAATGCAACACAAATAGATAGAGCAGTTGCTTATAACTATCTTGAAGGAACTTGGTATACAATAAATTTAGCTAGAACTACTTGGCTCGGTGCTTATGTTTATGAAAAACCAATAGCCACAGAATATAGTGCATCTGCAACTGCTAATGCCACAAACATACTAGGATTAACTGCAGGAGCATCTTCTATATTTGAACACGAGTCTGGTAATAATCAAGCGGATGGATCAGCCATTACAGCATTTTTAGAAACAGGGTCTGTTGAGATAGCAGATGGAGATCAACTAATGTCGGTAAGTAAATTAGTGCCAGATTTTGACAATCTAGCGAACACAATGACGGCACAATTAACTTTAGAACAATATCCTCAATCTGCAGCTAACGTGACAACCAGTGGCACAATAACTAGCACGACAGAAAAAATTAGTGTAAGAGGTAGAGGTAGGGCTGTTAAAATTAGATACACGACAAACAGTGTAGATGATACGCCTTGGAGACTTGGTTCACAGAAGCTGCAAATAAGACCTGATGGAAGAAGATAATGGCTAAAATAAATATAACTAGATTACCAAACGCTACACAAGAATACGATCCCGGTCAGTTTGACCAAATGATTAGACTACTAGAACAAATAGTATTTTTGTTAAACACAAACTTTCAACAAGATATAAAAGAAGAACAAGAACAGGAGACATTTTTCTTTGGCTAATACATTTAAAGGACCAATGTTAGATGTCACTACGACAGACTTAACAACTTTGATAACTGTGCCAACAGCTAATCCGGGTGCCACACCACCTGTTATGCCAACAACAGTGATTATAAAATCTTTAATTGTTTGTAATGACTCTGGTAGTGCCACACTTCTTGATGTGCAAACAGTTAGAAGTTCTGCAACATTTAAACAGTTTCATCAAAAAAGTATAGCTGCAGGAGCAACTGTGGATTTATTAAATCAACATGATGGAATTACTGGAGGCATGATTGTCCTGCAGGAATCTGACGTGTTGAAAGTGCAAGCCAATGCAGCTAATCAAGTTCACATAAGCGTAGCTGAGATGGAGGTTACAAAAGGTCAACTTTAAAAAAAGGAAAAAGAATGGAAACAAAAAGTCATATACTGGCAGTAGTTCAGGTATTTGAAGATTACATAGATATAGATAAGAATGCTTTAATGAAAGAAGTAGATCAAAGTTATCTTAGAAAAGATGATAACGCTGATAATACTTTTTTTGAAGATTTTAAATATCCTGACACACCAATGCTACAAGATCTTAAAAAAACAATACAAATAAAAGTTGAAGCTATGCTAAGTCAAAAACTACAGTATGAAGATATTTGGGTACACAAAACACCGCCAAGAGCACAGACAGGTCTTCACAACCATGGCACCGCTTTTTGTTCTTTTGTTTACTATCCTAACTTTATAGAAAAACAAGGAAGCTTAAGATTTATTTTGTTTTGGAATGGTAAGATTGTTGAAAAAGTAATTACACCTAAAGAAAAAATGCTGTTAGTTTTTCCCGGTGAAGTTTTTCATTTTACAAGTCAAAACGATACAGAAATTGAAAGAGTATCAATATCAGGTAATTTTTTACAAAGAAAGGAACACTAATGGAACTACAATCATTATTTATTACACCCGTCATGATGACACAAATAAAAGGTCATGGTCATCTGATAGATCGATTATACGAAATAAAAGCTAAAGATGAGAAAGGTATGCCAAGATCAAATGTCGGAGGCTGGCACAGCAATGACAGGCTTTACGAAGATGAAGAGTTTAGAAGCACGGTGGGTGATATACTTTTTAATGCTAAAGAATGCTTTGAACATTTAGATGTGAAAGATAAATACGTGCCTGAAATGACAGGTTTATGGGGTATGATAAATCCACCGGGATCTAGAAATAATGTGCATACACATCCTTACAATTATTTATCTGGAGTATACTATCTAAAAGTGCCTCAAAATAGTGGTAATTTAGTGTTTCTAGAGCCTAAACCACAGGCGGAGGTCTTATCACCCCCAAAGAAAAAAGAAGCTTCTATACACCTAGCACACAGCGTAACTTGGGAACCCAAAGAAAATTCATTGATTTTTTTCCCATCTTGGTTACAACATGAAGTGCAATATAATAACTCTAAAGAAGATAGGGTTATTTTAAGTTTTAATATTAATTGGAGAGAAAATGCCGATAGTTGAAAATGCTGAACAAATAGGAACAGTCACTTTAGAAGACGGAAGGGTCATTCCTAGATATAAAGTTAAAACAGAAACTACATTAACCAATACTGACACTGGTCAGGAGTATGAATCAGAAGAAGCAATGCAAGCTGACATAGATGATCCAAACACTTCAACAACTGCTGAAAAAATCAGACGAGATGTTAAAGTATTTGCTCCATCATTAAAAGATATGTTAGGTCAGACTCCTAAGTCTTAGGATTTCTTACATTCACAATCATCACAACAATGCTGCTCTGTGTTTTTAATGTGTCTTTCAGTATCTCTTTCTACAGCTAATAGTCGTTCGTGGTATTTGCTCACCTTATCTGCAAGGTAGGCAATGGCTTTATTTATGTCTTCATTTTCCATATTTTCTCCTATGATTGTTAATTTTGGTGAGAACCTAATGTAAGCATATTTTTATGTTCTGCAACAGAATTATTTTAAATTGTTTTCTTGACAACCTAACTGTGTTATACATGCGACAAAAGAATGATTAGTAAAACTATTGTAAGCGGTAGAATTATAAAAAAATATAAAATACCTTTAGATCAGATACAGCAATTAAACGATAAGTTTGATGAGAATAAAAATTCATTAGAAAGTAAAGGTGCAAAATTAGCTGGCAGATTAGACAGTGAA